AGAAGCAGATTACTTCTATTGCTACTAAGTTTGTTGATCTTTTGAGTGAAAACGGAGTAAGAGAAAATGATCTAGAAAATGCGCTAGGTCATGATGATGATCTCGATGACGCTATTAGAGAAATGCTTATGTTAGATGAAGAAGACGAAAACGATCACGAATCTTACGATTATGACGAGTAACATATGACGTGGTATACTAAGGTAAGTCAAAATATTTCTAATATACCTGATGCTATTTTATATTTTGAAAATGAACTTCTTGTTGCTAAAACTGAAGTAAGGATTTCAGGTAATATAGAAAAAGCATCAGCAGCAATGCCTGGTATAGTTGAACATAGGTATAATCAACTACAAGAAATAGAAGCTATCCTAGAATACCTAAATATCGAACTTCGCCGTTTACGTAGTAGACTTTTTAAAAAATATTTAGAAAACTATCAGAGAGCTCTCTCTAGTAGAGATGTTGAGAAATACGTAGACGGCGAAGATGACGTAGTTGATTATGAAAAGATAATCAATGAGTTTGCTTTACTTAGAAATAAGTGGTTGGGAATCATTAAAGCACTAGATATCAAACAATGGCAGCTAAGTAATGTAATAAAACTTAGAGTTGCAGGAATGGAAGATGCATCTCTTTAGAAAGAGATAATATGAAGATATTTGTAGGATGGGATCCTAGAGAAGATATTGCATATCAAGTATGTGAACACAGTATCACATCTAGATCAAACAACGTTGAAGTGATACCTCTAATACAAAAAGATCTTAGAGAAAGAGGATTATATACAAGAGATATAGATCCTCTCTCAAGCACAGAATTTACTTTTACTAGATTTTTAATACCCAAACTTATGGATTATAAAGGTTGGGCTCTTTTTTGTGACTGTGATATAATCTTTCTAGAAGATATTAAAAATCTATTTGATCTAACTGATGAAAAGTATGCTGTTATGTGTGTACAGCACGATTATACAGTCGAAGAAGGATTTAAAATGGATGGAAAGATGCAGACAATCTATCCTAGAAAAAACTGGAGTTCGGTCGTGTTATTCAACTGTGGTCATCCTAGCAATCAGAAACTAACTAAAGAACTAGTTAACTCTGAAACAGGAAAATATCTGCATAGATTCGCATGGCTAACAGATGAGGAAATAGGATCAATACCTCACGATTGGAACTGGTTAGTTGGAGTTTATAAAGAACCATATAATGGAAAACCAAAAGCAATACATTATACAGAAGGTGGACCTTGGTTTAAAAACTATCGTTTATGTGAATATAATAAAATATGGATCAATGAATTAAACGAGATGATGAATGAGCAACTTCATAGCCCTAAGTAAAAACTCAAAAGATAACTTTATAACTGCATTTGCAAACGGTTCTGGTGGTGAAGTAGTTAATCAAACTGATTTTATATACGAACAATCTAGTAAACCGATTGCGTTACGTGGAATAAACAAAAGACAGATAATACACAAGTGTTGGGAAGATAATCGAGATTTTTACTTTATGGATACGGGATACTTTGCAAACTATAGCACAAAAGACAATCCAAAAGGTGTAAAGAGATGGCATCGTATTGTTAAGAATAATGTACAACATATAGGATCTATAATAGATAGACCAACTGATAGATGGGATAATCTACAGAAAGAATTTCCTAAGCTAAGGTGGACAGGATGGAAGAAGGGCGGCAAGAAGATATTATTAGTAGTACCTTCTGAAAAACCCTGTAAATTTTATGGTATCGATTTAAATCAATGGATACACGAAACTGTAGAAGAAATAAAAAAATATACATCAAGACCTATAGAAATAAGAAGCAAACCTGAGTTTAGATTAGAACGAGTACTAAAGTTTACAATATATGATAATCTAGATCAGGATGTATATGCACTTGTAACCTATAACAGTATTGCAGCAGTTGAAGCTATCGCATACGGAATACCTTCATTTACATTAGCTCCTAATGCAGCAGGATCATTAGCATTGTCTGATCTATCAAAGATAGAAACACCCTTATATGCCGATCCAGAACTTGTACATAAATGGTGTTGCCATCTAGCTTATGGGCAGTTTCACAACGATGAACTATCAAATGGTAATGCCTGGAGAATTCTAAGTTCATGAAACTATTAATAAATGATAAAGAGATAGCACATTTTTTAACTAGTATGCTTGATTTTAAAAAAGATCTTAGAGATATTCCTTTTGAATATAATGAAACTCTACGTATCTTTAATAAGTTATCAAAAAATAAAGACTTATCAAGGAAAGAAACTAGAGGTAAGGCACAATCAAGAATACGAGAAGCTATTAAAAAAGATGCAATACAGTATATTAATCTCTTAAAGAACGTAATGAATGAAAAGTATAATAAATCATTTTATATGATACATAAGAATATTAGACGCTTTATTAAACAGATTGGTAAAGAAAATATATTAAAATATTATAAAACAAGTAAAAAAGAAAACTTTGTAAAATCAACTGGAATACATTTAAATGCTGATGCAGATTTAGTATTAAGAAAAGATTTTAAATCTATACAAGAAGATTGTTTAGTTAGAAATACCGTTGGAAATGAAAAACTTTTATTTAGAAAGATCGATAATCAATATCCTTTTTGGTTTATTGATAGTGGATATACTAACTTCTTAGAAAAGAAAAAAACATTTCATAGATTAGTTAGGAATCATCTACATCATGATCGTTTGCTAGATGTTCCTTCAGATAGGATGGGAATGTTTAAGTCGTTTCCTAAGCCATGGCGAACCGATGGTGAGAAAATATTAATCATAGAACCTGGACCGTTTGCCGCCGGAATATTCCATGTTGATTTAAAAACTTGGAAATACGATGTAGCAAAGGAACTGAGGAGATATACAGATAAAAGAATAGTCTTTCGTAAGAAGATAGATAAAAAAACTCGAACAAACCTTTATGAGAAGTTATGTAATGAAGATTATTATTGTGTAGTGAATATAAATTCAAACTCAGCAACTGAAGCTATATGGGCAGGAATACCTGTTATTACTTTAGATAAACATATAACAAATCCGGTCTCTAGAAAAAATCTATCAGATATAAATGATTTATATCGTCCTAATCTATCAGTTTGGTTAAGTTCTCTTAGTTATAGTCAGTTTACATATAATGAACTTATTGATGGTACAGCAGTAGAAATTATAAAGAAGTATCATGGCAAAACTTAAAGTAGTATCATATCTAATGGGGATACCACCCAATAATAAAAATCTAGAGAAACCTAGAGTATTGATTAACTTTATTAGTGGAGTTAATCAAGTAGGCGATGTTGGAATCGTACATAACGAAAATACTATCATAGATTGTGATGTTGCGATCATTCAAGGATTTGTTCATGAAAATGGAAAAGTATTACCGCATTTAAAGTTACGAAAAGATGTTATTGAACGACAGAAGAGATTGGGAAAACGATCTATAATCATAGATAGTAATCTATTCCTTTATAAAGATCCAATGAACAATAATGGATATTTAAGATATAGTTTCGATGGAGTATTTCCGCCAACTGGTGAATATTGTAATGCAAATCCTGACGAATCTCGATGGGATATTATAAAAAAAGATTTAAGATTTGATCTTAAACCCTGGAGAGATAATGGAAGACATATATTAGTTTGTTTACAGAGGAATGGCGGATGGAGTATGAAAGGATTAGATGTAGTTGATTTCTTTAAACAAGCTACTACTGAAATACGGAAATACAGTGATCGACCTATTATAGTTAGAACACATCCTGGAGATAAACGTTCATCACAATATGCTAAATCGTTGATAGGAAAGAATATTTCAATAAGTCAAAATGAAAAGTTAGAACAAGATCTCAATAATGCGTGGGCAAGTGTTGTGTATAATAGTAGCCCAAGTGTTGCAAGTATAATAGAAGGAATACCATCTTTTATTATTGATCCTACATACAGTCAAGTTTCGGAAGTAGCTAATATAGATCTATCAAATATAGAATCTCCAACATTACCTGATAGAACTAAATGGATACAAAAAATAGCACAGTGCCATTGGAATGATAGAGATTTATTAAATGGAAACGCTTGGAGACATATGAAAAACTGGGCTATCCTTGATTCCAGTAGTTCTCGTTCCTAGATATTTTTAAATCTTTATTTTTACTACGACCTATTTGTTTTCGTTGTCCTTTAAGATGATCTAGAAAAGCACCCCATTCACAGTTAATCAAAGGATGACCTTCTCCCTGTATTAATCCGGAACTCCAGTTCTGTTGCTTTATAGATGGTACTATTCGATTTCTAACATCATCAAATACATAACTATCATGCCATTCCTTTAGTCTAAATATACCATTTTCAGCATCATCATACATACGTTGAAACTCTTTAAGGAACGAAAGTATATCAGTAGATCTTAAATCCATACTATATAACCCACATTCGGTATATTTGTTTTCTCTTCCTAAAAATCCTAATACCTTATCTTGGGCAGTCATTCTTTTTATAAAATCTATATTAATAGGGCTATGACAAACAGTATCGGCATCCATCCAAAATAATATGTCTGCATCACAGTTCTTAGCACAGTGGAATATTGCATAGACCTTGTGAGAAAATCGAATAGCATCCCATTTAAAAGCTTTCTTATCATTTGTAGTTGAACTATCTTTTACACCGCCACTGGCTCGAGGATCATCTCTCCATTTATTTTTAAACTCTACTAACTCCGGACTTGATCCTTCTAAATCTCTTAAAATAAGATTATCTGCTTTTTCTATTGGGATAACATCTTGATGATACACATATAAATCGATTTCTTTGGGCCAGTTTTTTATAAAGGTTTGTATCATTCTCTTTCCATATAAATCATAACCGGTTTTGTGGAAAGTAGTAACTACAGAATATTTCAATTGATTTGATCCTTTAAATGTATTATATTTAATCTATGAAGTTTGGATTATTTCGTAAGTTTGGAGCAATGAATAGTGTTCCTATATTTGATGCATTTTCACGTTCTATAGAAAGAAAAGGTTGGCATGTAGTTGATAACGATACGGATGTTGATGTTGCAGTAATATGGTCAGTCCTGTGGGAAGGACGCATGACACAGAATCAAAACATATGGAATCATTTTAAAGCAGTAAACAAACCTATTATAGTATTAGAAGTTGGCGGATTGAATCGAGGAATACTTTGGAAAGTAGGAATAAACGGTATCAATGGTGATGCATATTTTGGACCAAGCGGCAATAGTGATCAACGTCGTAGAAAACTAGGAATCAATCTAAGACCTTGGCATAAATCAAATAACATAATCATATGTGGCCAACATGCTAAAAGCCAACAATGGCACGGAATGCCTGATATGTCTCGCTGGATTGAAGAGACTATCTCGAAACTCAGAGTGCATACAGATAGGCCGATCGTAGTAAGACCTCATCCTAGATTTATGTACAAGAAAAAAGATTTTTTTAAAGATGTTACTATAGATTGGCCGGAACAGATTCCTAATACATATGATTCATTCAACTTTGAAGAAAAGTTAAAATCTGCCTGGGCCATTGTAAACTGGAATAGCAATCCAGCTACATTGGCAGCAATAGATGGTGTTCCTGTATTTGTTGGATCGAGTAGTTTAGCAGCACCAGTTGGTAACTTAGATTGGTCAAAGATAGAGAATCCAGAAATGTCCGATAGAGAGCAGTGGGCAAATGATATAGCATATACAGAATGGTCTATAGAAGAAATCGAAAAAGGAATACCATTGGATCGTCTATCTGATATGTTGACTTCAAAGAGAAAATAGTATATTATTATTAGATGCTGATAACAACTATAGAAGATTTGATATCTTATATGTGTGACCCTATTAACGGGGTTGATCATTCATCTATCGATCCTAAAGATAAAGGTATACTTTTTAGTATGTCTGCTCAATTAAAAAAATCATTAGCTTTTACTCTAAGACAGAGTGAACTGATAATGAAGATTTTAATACGCAATCAAAATCTCTATAGTAATATACCTGGATTTAATATGTTAATGGATAATCCAACTTATAAGAATAACTTTAGAAGTGTAGATTCTTCTAAAAAAATATTCTTAACAACCTTTCTAAACAATAGAGCTATAGCTGTTAAGTTTCCTTTTGATAGTAAAATTAATAATGTTATATCATCTATATCCGGAAAGATAGCTTTTGACAAGGATAGTCGATCACATATTTTTAATTTAACAGAATCATCTATACTACGTCTCGTGAATAACTTTTCTAATGATTTTATTATTGATCAGGAAATATTAGATTGGTACGATATTATTAAAGATGTAGTTGATAATCCTTTAAGCTATGTACCCACATTGGATTTTGATAATGAACTTATTTTAAAAAATGCCAATCGATCATTAATAGATTTCTTTGAAGAAAACAAAAACGGAAATTTAGTACATGATGTTTTTATATCAAAACTAGCAAAAATGTCTCTAAGCAAAAATGTATTAGATATGTTAGATGCATATGGTATATCAGATATTACTAAAAAAATATTAACTTCAAACCTAAGCAAGTTTGATACAGAAATATTTAAAGGAGAAAACACTGGTATTTTTAATTTCTTATCAGATGTTTCAGCATGGCCTGTTATGATTGTACTTTCAGATCACAATGAAGTAGATAAAAATATTGAAGAGTTTTATTCATGTTTAACAAACATAGGAATAGATTCAAGCGAAATATGTGTTCTATTTCGAAGCACTTCTAATAAGAAATTTAATGACTTTATAAGAGATAACGGACTTAACACATTACTTTCAAATAGTACTAAGGTAGTTTTTATTAAACACAAGATGCCTAAGCTATTATATAGATTTAATTTTAATCCAAAGATTATTCTTTCAGGATTTTCTTACCACGCACATTATACTACCCAAAAAATGGTTGACAGCCATCCATTTGTTTTATACTATACAGAAGTTAGGACCATAACTTGACCACATGTAAGTTAATAATAAAAGATGAAGTTAATATAAAGTTTGAAGGACTTAGCTTAGAAGCTAGAAGAAAACTAGCAAATAAGTTTAAGTTTGAAGTTCCATGGGCTCGTCATCAGCCCAGTTATCGATTAGGTAGATGGGATGGTACTGTTGCATTTTTTGGAGTTGGTGGAACAGGATATATCAATCAGTTAGATGAGATATTGCCAATCCTTGAAGATTTAGATTATGATGTTGAAGTAGAAGATTTAAGAAAACATTCCTCTATTAGTTTTGAAAAGATAGAAGAAGATTTTTGGGGAGACCTTTGCTGGCCTAAGGGACATAGATTTGAAGGAAAACCTATAAGGTTACGAGATGATCAAGTTGAAGTAGTTAATAACTTTTTAGAAAATACACAATCATTGCAGGAAGTAGCTACTGGCGCCGGCAAGACTATTATGACAGCTACCCTAAGCAAGATCTGTGAGAAGTATGGAAGAACTATAGTAATAGTACCGAATAAAACTCTAGTAGAACAAACAGAAGAAGACTACATTAATGTAGGACTTAATGTTGGAGTTTACTATGGAGATAGGAAAGAAATAGGAAGAACACATACTATCTGTACTTGGCAGAGTTTAAATATACTTGATAAGAAAAGTCACGATACTGAAACATTAACCTTGGCTGAGTTTTTAGATGGAGTTACAGCGATCATTATCGATGAAGTTCATCAAGCAAAAGCAGATGTACTTAAAAAACTATTAACAGTTAACTTTGCTAATGCACCTATACGATGGGGTTTAACTGGAACAGTACCTAAAGAAAGATTTGAATACGAATCAATACGATGTTCAATAGGCGAAGTTATACATCGAGTTACTGCTAATCAGTTACAAGAAAAAGGTATATTGGCACAATGTCATGTTAATGTATTACAGATTACAGATATCAAAGAGTTTCGTTCATATGCTGACGAATACAAGTATCTAGTTACAGATCCTGATCGAATGAAATGGTTAAGCAATAAGATACAATCCATAGCACTAACAGGTAATACTCTTGTTTTAGTAAATCGAATTGATACAGGAAAAATATTAATAGACTCAATCCCAGATACAGTATTTGTTAGTGGTGCTGTAAAATCAAAAGCTCGAAAGGAAGAATATGACGAGATTAAAACAAGTGATAATAAAATTATTGTGGCGACCTATGGTGTTGCTGCTGTGGGCATCAATATTCCTCGCATTTTTAATCTTGTCCTTCTTGAGCCTGGGAAGTCTTTTGTTCGTGTCATCCAGTCTATTGGCCGTGGAATACGTAAAGCAGAAGATAAGGATTTTGTTCAGATATGGGACATAACATCAAGTTGTAAGTACGCTAAGAGACATTTGACAGAACGAAAAAAGTTTTATAAGGACGCAAAATATCCGTTCGCAATAACAAAGGTAGATATTTAGAAGGAGCATGATGAATATTTTAACACTAGAGAATACTACATTTAATTTAAATGATCTACCGGAAGAAATAGACGACGATTTAAGATTTGCTGTATTAGATAATTCAAATCCAAATGAACCTGATTTCTTTTTCCAACCATTGATATTTCTTGAAAGTTTTAATGCTCCAGCAGTAGTACTAAAGATAGGAAAATACGAAGTACAAATGCCTTTAGATTGGAGCGTCGTAGTTGGTTGTAGAGAAAGCGGAAATGATCTAGAAGTGATGCCTATAACTAGTTTAACTAATAGAGGGTTTGATGCCTTTGTGTTTAATCCATTATCTAACTTTAAGTTTGACTTTGCTAATATAGAGATAACAAATGTATTCATGGATGTTAAATGGTATTTTCCAAAAATGAAAAATGGTCAAATCTTAGCGACTCCTCTCTGCGAGGGAGAAAAACCACCCTGTGTCTATTTCGTGAAAGAGATAAGTAGACAAAGCGAGATTATACAATACTCAAAGTTGATGTGAATGGAAAATGATGAAATAGGATATATATATGAATCTCCAGATAGTGGAGACACTGTATATCGTCGCCATATTAATGAAGTAGATCGAGAACTAGTTAAAGGAACAGATATTAACTTGTTTTCATATGCAGCGTTTAAAGAAATGCAAAAAATAGCAGAAACAAACATAGCTCTTAAAAAAGCTCTTGATAATCTACTGTTAATATATTATACTATAAAAGATGACAAAAATACCTCTTAAAGAAATACTAGCTTCTGTTGATAGCAACTATCGCGGATTATGGGACGACATCGACAACGATCAGCAAAAAGCACTCAAGAGTGAATTTTGGATACTAAATCGATATATCAGTAATGTCAAAACTTCTGATAGAGAACAAGAAGAACATTTTGTATTAACAGTTAATGAATATTTTAATAAACATTGGTTTACAATACAGAAACATCCTAAGCTAATGTGGCATCTATTATGTATGTGTAACTATGATGGTAAAAAAATATTCTATCACGAATACATTAACTTAGGTAAAAAGAAAAGTAATAAACGAATTAAACTTTTAGAATCTGTATATCCAGATATGAAACACGGCGATATCGAAGTACTTGCAAGGATTAGTAAAAATGATGACATTAAAGCACTTGCTAGAGAGTTCGGTTGGGAAGAAAAGGATCTCAAAGATCTCTGATTATATTTGCGTACACTGCAACAAAACGTTCGTTAAAGAAAAAACTTTGGTTGTACATATGTGCGAACCGAAGCGTAGATACTTGCAAAAAGATGAACGTAGAGTGCAAGCAGGGTTCTATGTCTATAACAGATTTTATAGAATAACACAAACAAGCAAACAAGAAAAAACATACGAAGATTTTTGTAAGAGTCCCTATTATAATGCTTTTGTAAAGTTTGGTAGCTTTATGAGTAATGTTAATCCATTATATCCAGACAAATACATTGATTGGATTGTTAAGAGTGGAATAGGTATAGACAAATGGTGCAAGGAAGAACTGTACGATAAGTTTGTGATTGATCTTATTAAAAATGAAAACGTAGAAACTGCTTCGGAACGTAGCATTAATACTATGTGCGATTGGGCTGAAAAGAATCTAGCACAATGGAATCATTATTTTCTTTATGCAAATCTAAATAGAATCACATATGATATTAGGGATGGAAAAATATCTCCATGGATATTATTAAATACAGATAATGGTCTTTCTGCTTTAAAAAAGTTAAGCGACGATCAGTTACAAACTATCGGGCCAATGATTGATGTAGAATTTTGGACTAAAAAGTTTAAAGAACAAAAACAAGATTTAATCTTTATAAAAAACATAATCAGAGAGGCAAACATTTAATGTTAGAAAATGAAAATGAGATAACTCTTAAATATTCGATTAATATAGACGATGAAGATAATTCAGTGGTAGTTAGGTTTAGAGGATTCGAAGATAAAGAACAGATCGAAGCATTTATGGAATATCTAGAAGAAGGGATACCTCTTCTCCTTTTTAGCAGCAGTACGATGCACTAATGCCTGATATTGATATTGATTTCTTTGATAGATCAAAGGCTCTAGATATACTAGATCATCATATCGCTATGAGAGAACACAAGGGAAATATTGTTAAGCATAATACCGGTGTATACTTCCAAGGTATCCCTAATAATCCTTTTACCAATATAGCAACGATTGATTATAAAACCGCAGAAGATAGAGGATATTTTAAAATAGATTTTCTAAATGTTAGTATGTACGAAGGTGTTCGAAATGAAGAACATTTAATGACATTATTAGAAACAGAACCTCTATGGAACTTATTAGAACACGAAGAAGTAGTTACGCAACTGTTCCATGTTAATGAACATCATAATATCTTAAAGAAACTTAAACCATCCAACATAGAACAACTAGCAGCAGTATTGGCTATAATACGACCTGCAAAAAGATATTTGTTAGATAAAGATTGGAAAACTATAATGGAAGAAGTTTGGGTTAGGCCGGAGGAAGATCTATACTTTTTTAAGAGATCACACGCTATCGCTTATGCATCTGCTATCGTAGTACAACTAAATTTGATTTGTGAAAACTTAACTTTATCTCTTACGGATTAGTTGTACACTGCGTCTCTTAACACGCTTTAACATAATGTTATGTAAGTTAACAACAGGACCCATTAAAACCGTAACATCTTTCGAAGAAAAGTTTTTTATTGAATAGATGAAAGGGTCCATTTCTTTTCTTAAGAAGATGTTAATAGGGATTAGCCGATTGCTTTCCCACCACCATACTTCCCCTAGTTCTAAGAATATACGTTTGTGTTCTTCTGATTTTAAAATGTTATAATCATAAAAACTCATAACGTTATTATCCTGATTGATAACTATGCCTACATATTCCTGGTTACCGTAGACTACAACTGTTATAAATGGAAACTGATCTTGTATCTTTTCTGTTAAATTAGTCATAAATATAAAAGGAACCTCACTAATCATGCACAATCAAGCCGCATATTTATATAAAGATGTCCAGGAACTTTATACTAATCTGGCTGCTCTACAAACAGGATATAGAAAAATGTACGCTAGAAGAATGAAGCTCTATAAAGGTATTGATAATACTTTCTCTATCAAACTGCTTAACGGTGATCAGAAACTGTTGAATGCTGTTGGACAGACACTATATTGGATACTAATGGATAGAGATACTGCCGAACTTAGATATAAAACATCATCAGTTGTTGACGGTAGTTATAATAGTCTTGTAGCGTTTACTATACCCGAGGGTGATCTAGAAACTATTAATAGCGGACAATATATGTACAGTGCTTACTTAGAAGCTACTAATGGACAAAAAACTATATTATATGGTGATAGTCAATATGGTGCGAGTGTTCCTGTAGAAGTTATTTCTAACTCATTTCCACAAGTATATCCTTCACAAGAAGTGACAGATTTCTTTACAAGTGAGCAAATGAACTATCAACAACCTGATAGAAGTTTATATACAAGTGCATTAAGTGCTCGTCCTGAACTTAATAATCATAATAATGCGCTACATACAGCAACGTTTTATAGTACTAACTTTGTAGGTAATGTAAACATTGAAGCAACATTAGAAAATGGTGTAACTGATGTGATACAATGGTCAACAGTTGGTACTGTGAATATTACAGATAACATTAACTATATAAACTTTAATGGCGTTTATAGTTGGATTAGATTCCGAGTAATGCCGGATATTGCAAATACTGGCAAGGTTGACAAAATACTATATAGAAGCTAAAATAACAGCATGGATCTCCATGACGAATTATTAGCACTCATACCTAATAAGAAGAGTACACCTAACGGGTGGACTAGCTTCAATGCACCTTGCTGCATACATAATGGAGAAAGCCGAGATACAAAAAAACGCGGCGGTATAAAGCGCACTGATGATAATGGTGTAAGCTATCACTGCTTTAACTGCGGATGGAAAGCTAGTTGGAGGCCTGGCAGGAATCTAGGTACACGTATGAAAGATCTATTCCGTTGGAACGGAGCATCTGATGATCAGATTAATCGTATCGCATTTGAATGCATGAAAATAGAAGCAGGCAAACAATCAACCGACGGTATTATAACTGTTCCATTATTTGTACCTAGAGATTTCCCACCAAACAGTCAGCGTATAGATACGGATCTAATCACACGAGAAGAGCGTGTTATACCTGTAGTAGAATATATCTATTCTAGAGGATTAACACTAGATGATTTTGATTTCTATTGGAGTGAAAGATATAGCGATAGATTTGTCATACCATTAACTGTAGATCGTAAAGCTGTTGGATATATTGCACGAAAATGCGGCAAAGGAAATCCTAAGTATCTAACAGAACACCCACCGCATGTGGTATTCAATCTAGATCGACAAGGATATGATCGTAAGTTTGTATTAGTGTTTGAGGGTAGTATTGATGCGATCCTATTGGGTGGTGTAGCTATACTAACTAACGAGATATCGGCTGAACAAGCACAACAGATCAAACGATTAGATCGACAGGTCATTGTAGTTCCTGATCGTGATAAGGCTGGTGAGTCAATGGTTAGACAAGCTATAGATTTAGGATGGAGTGTGGCATTTCCTGATTGGGAGGAAGATATCAAAGATGCGGCTGAAGCGGTTAATCGTTATGGGCGATTAGCTACTATGATAAGTATCTTAAAATCTGTAGAAACTAATGATTTAAAAATAAAGCTGAGGATGAAGATATGAAATCTATATGGAGATTTATTACATTGCCCTATCGCAACTGGCAGTATAGACGTCAATTAAAAAAGAGAATAGAGGAGTTGAAAAAAAGGGATCCGTTTATCTACCGATGATTATTTGGGGAATCTCAGGCAATAGCCACGATGCTTCTATCGCTGTATTTGACGACGATAAGCTTCTCTTCGCTAGCCAGACAGAACGATATACCGGAAAGAAGAACGATAGAGATCTGTCTGCAGGAATGGTGCGGCAGCTAATAAATCGTTATGGACACCCACATCGCATCTGTTGGTATGAACGTCCATTTGTAAAGTCATTACGACAACTATGGGCCGGGCAAGGTTTCCGCTTCAAACAGAATGATATTGAGAGATATCTTAGGAACTACGGTATAGAAGATGTTCCAATAACTTATATTGATCATCATCATTCACATGCTGCTGCCGCATTCTATACTGCTCCATGGTTTGAATGTGCCGTACTGTGTATAGATAGCATAGGAGAATGGAATACAACAAGCATATGGAAAGGCCGTAGTGGCTATCTAAAGAAAAAATGGACTAAAAACTTTCCTGATAGTCTAGGACTATTCTATAGTGCTATGACACAGCGTATAGGACTAAAACCACAAGAAGATGAATACATCCTTATGGGTATGGCAGCATATGGTGATCCTACAAGATTAAAAGATCGTATACTAGAAGATATGTGGAATCGAGATAAACTTAAGATAAATCTACATAGAGGATGTACTCATTGGGCAGAAGAACTAAATGGTATACAAGACCTATTTGATATTGCTGCTGCTACACAGAGTATATATGAAGATTGCTTCCGCGAACTATTACAAAAGACAAAAGACCTAACTGGAGCTACACGTATAGCACTTGCAGGTGGCTGTGCCCTTAACTGCCTAGCTAATACAATAGCTTGGGAATACTTTGATGATGTTTGGATCTTTCCTAATCCAGGTGATAGCGGTTCAAGCATAGGTGCTGTACTTGCACATACTTACTATAATCTAACTTGGGAGAACTGTTATCTAGGATACGATATTACAGGCAAGTATCCAGTAGACTATATATTACGAGATCTACTAAAAGGCATTCCGGTCGGTGTAGCTAATGGTAGAGCTGAGTTTGGTCCTAGGGCACTTGGTAATAGGAGTCTATTAGCTGATCCTAGATCAAATGATATCAAGATTAAAGTAAACGATATCAAGAAGCGCCAGCAGTTCCGACCATTTGCTCCTGCTATTCTAGAAGAACATGCCGGTGAATATTTTGATCTCAAATACCCTTCACCATTTATGCAATACGCTGTTAAATGCCTAAAGCCGGATGAACTACCTGCGATTGTACATTATGATAATACCAGTAGAGTACAGACTGTTCCAAAGGATGGTAGTGGATTTAGACAGCTGCTAGAAGCTTGGTATGCAGCTACCGGATGTCCTATATTACTTAATACTAGTTTAAACATTAAGGGACAGCCTATAGTTAATGATCGTAGAGATGCTGATTTATTCAATAAGTATTATAATGTTCCAGTGCATACTGCACAAATATAAGATTGCTATCAACCACAAGAGGTAATATAATACAATATGGCTGATTATAACTACGACATACAGAAACTCTATTTGGAGATGTTCCTAGCTGATGCTGAAAGTTTTGTTAGGGTGCAGAACATATTCCAATATGAAAGTTTTGATCGTAAGCTACAGCCGATAGCAAAATATCTCAAAGAGTATGTAGACAAGTATAAGGTAATGCCTGAACTACGTATCGTTCGTGCAGAAACAGGTGTAGACCTACAAGATGCTACAGATATACCTAAAGATAACTACGAGTGGTTGCTGGATGAGTTTGAACGCTTCTCTAGACACAAGGCACTTGAGCGAGCAATCTTAGCCAGTGCCGATCTTCTTGAGAAAGGCGACTATGGTCCTGTAGAGAAGATGATCAAGGATGCTGTTCAAATAAGTCTGGCTAAGGATATGGGTACAGATTATTTTGAAGATCCACGCACGAGATTGTTGGCACTTAAAGATAACAATGGACAGATCAGCACTGGTTGGAAAGCTATAGATCAGAAACTATATGGCGGGTTTAATCGAGGTGAACTGAATATCTTCTGTGGTGGTTCTGGCGCAGGTAAGAGTCTATTCCTACAGAACTTGGCTGTTAACTTTGCAAGTGTTGGTCTTAATGTACTATATCTGACTTTCGAACTCAGCGAAGCTCTTACTAGTATGCGTATCGATAGTATGATTACAGGTATTGTTACTAGAGAGATTTTTAGGAATATTGACGAAGTTGAACTCAAGGTCAAAGTCGCAGGAAAACGTAGTGGTGCTATCCAAGTTAAGTATATGCCATCCGGTAAGAACGTAAATGATCTGAGAGCATATGTAAAAGAATATAGCATAAGAAAGGGATATACTCCAGATGTTATCCTAATCGATTATCTAGATCTAATGATGCCGATTAGCATCAAGATCAGTCCTGAGAATCTATTCATCAAGGACAAATATGTGAGTGAAGAACTGCGAAACTTTGCTATGGAGATACGTGCTATTACTGTAACAGCAAGTCAGCTTAACAGAGCAGCAGTAGAAGAAGTAGAGTTTGATCACAGTCATATCAGTGGTGGTCTATCAAAGATCCAAACAGCAGATAATGTGATTGGTATCTTTACTAGTAGAGCTATGCGTGAACGCGGACGCTATCAGATACAGTTCATGAAGACACGTAGCAGTAGCGGCGTGGGACAGAAAGTTGACCTAGCGTTTGATCCAGATACACTGCGAATCACAGATTGTGACGAAGCCGAAGAGGATAGTAATCCAACTAGCGGACGTAATCGAATCGCTGAAAGTATTAAGAATAGGACTACAGTGAGTGCAGCACAGAAACAAGATAGCGATCCTATAAAGGAAATGGCTAAGGTTAGGGCACAGACTGGAAGCAGTAAGCTAAGAGAACTCATCGGTAATCTAGGAAATACCGATGAGGATTTGTAAACTAGATAGATTTCATTAAATCTAAAGCAGCTTGCGATTTACCTTCTTGTGCATATTGAGCAGCTAAGGTAGCAATGCTTACAAGTCTAAACATATCAAAAAATAAGTTCATCGTGAACCTCTAACTGTGTACTTGACGATGCTTTCAATCTCACAACGGGTGATACCAAGATCAGATAATTCTCTATCACTTAATCTAGATAGTTCATTGATAGCCCTGCGCTGCATAGCTGACTCTTTAAAATAACGAACGATTGGGTTTACTAGCGTTGATAACATGTGTGTTCTCCTGTGTGTAAATCTTATTATATAAGATATTTAGTTAGAGAACAAGACAAAATGTTGCAACGCAGCAACAACTCAGGTATGCGCTAAATGCATAATACTAAATCAAACCCCGTAACGATTCTTTTTACGTTTAGCAACAGGACTAGTAGTATGCGTATCGGTAAACTCTCGGCTAGGACCATTACTAGTGTCTTTGTGTTTAACACCTCTATGCTTCATCACCTGTCCTACTATATCATGGTCACCTTCACTGTAAGCAACAATGACACTCTTATCAGCAGAAGGGTGTGCTTCTTTTTCGGGCCAGTTAGTGTCTTCACCACCAGCTACTGCCATATCTAAACCTAAACGATAAAGCTCATATCCTTGATCAACCTTGGGCATAACATGCACTCCGCTAAACTGCGGATTATGAATGCCGTGGTGATCTCTTTTTTTAGCTTCTGATATAAACTCACTGGCTCGCATCATACACCGTACTTGTTTTTCTTTTTAGGAGCAACTGGACTATTAACATGTACATCATCATGTTCGAAACTACCCGAACTGTTGATCTTCTTGCTCCTAACTCCCATGATGCGTTCAGCTTTGTTTAAAATCTCAGTATCAGCTGCTGAGTACTGTAAAGTCATTAGATCTGGACCTAGTGCTTCTCTAGCAAAATCATGTTCCATATCTGGAGCTACAGCAGCAGCTACTCCAAAACGATACATATCATAATACTTGCTTATTAGATCTGGATAGGTTCGAGCAGCAGGTAAAGATTTGCTAGAAGTGGCAGTAAGCGGATGCTTTGCTATTACTTTTGCTTCAGATACGAATTCATGGGCTCTCATCTAGATATTTATCTAATAATCTCTATACCTAATAGCTGCTGGCGAATTATACTATCATAATCTTTAGACTCTTCTATTAGAGTAGCAGCATGTATATAAGTGCAACTGTTTGCAGTACTGACTTCTAATCCGTGTGCAGCCATCCATGTGGCAAATCTTGCCTGCTCAACTGATTGTCTAGCTATGTCATGATACTTGAGATAAAAGAAAAAACTGGCTGTATATAATACTTGAGGTACTGCTTCTTCTATAGGACGTTTGGCACGGAAGGTAGCTAGATAATCTCTACCAGGACCATAATAGTTTAGATATATCTTGCGACTTTCTATATAAGGTTGGAATAGAGAAAAATCCTGAGGTTCTAATGGAACTAGCTTATGCCTTAGGTTTCCTGTGTCGCGCTCTTGGAAACGAATACGTATGCGGGCAGTTCCGTCATTGCGCAACATGCTTTCGGTGGCATGTATGTAATCATTTAACTGGTTTAGATAAGGCCCGCCCCTTGGATCACGTTGCCAGTCTGGATCCTTGAACTTTTCTTCAAATATAGCATGTAGATCACCTAACTCATCTTTGGTAAATGATTCTTTATTGAATCTGTCGGGAATCGTGCCTGGACGGAATATGTGTATCTCTTGGATAGTACGTATGAGATTGTTTAACGGATCATTAGTTCCGGCTATAACATATTCGATCTGTTTGGCAGCAGTTTCTTCTTCTAATAGGCGGCTCCAACGATTGATTATAAAATCGTTGTCTACTAGATCAAACGAAATCGTGTCTGTGGTATATCTGAGAGTTAATATAGCCATTATAAGCTATATATCAAACTCCGTAACGGTTTTTGCGTTTTTTGGCTACAGGACTAACAACACCCGCATTAGATAACTCATGGCTTCCGTCGCTGCTCATCTTAGATGACTTAACTCCGATCATCTTGGCTGCTGAATCAATGATTTCTGATTCAGCATCAGTATATGGAACTACTACCATCTTCTGCCCACTAGCACCAGCAGCTGGCATCTTTTGATTAGGAGCACCTGCCATCGCTATACCAAAACGCCATCCGTTGTAGGGACTGCTGTTATCAACATCAGTAAACTTGGTCATGCTGGGTAATGCTGCTTTAGTATCAGGACGGATCTGATCCTGGCTATAGGGCTCAACCATGTTTTCTGCGATAAACTCTCGTGCTCTCATGATAGTATTTATATCTAATATTTCCGATATTCTAATACTACAGTGATATGGTTAATGTGGGACAACTTGCTTTTATACCATTGTTCATCGCGAGTTTCTAGGTAAGCAGCACTATTGCGCATATTGGTTTTAGAACTCTTTACCGAACCCACATCTAATATACCAATAAACAGCAGTTTGGTAGCACGACCGGCCATTAGATCAATGACCCATTGTACATCGAGATCAGGTACACACCCTAATGCTTGTGTAGATATCACAGCATCATATACACGATCACTCAGTTGATCATATTGTGAAACACAGGGATCATATAGATCAACAGCAACAGCCCAATAGGAATCTAAACTCATATCGTCTATTACTGGTTCTCGATACTGTATGCCCTTGCCGCAACCGTAATCTAATACAGTCTTGCAATCAAACTTGTCTAGATAGGTTTTTATACGGGGACCCCATTTAACACTGTCTATGCCGCTCCAAGTCTTGTTAGACTCTTGAAATCTACGTCCCTGCTCTAGTCTTTCTAAATAATACATAGACTGCATAAAATACTCTCAGTTTATTTATAGTAGTTTATAAACAACTTCTCCATAGAAGCCCAATCCGCACAGCGGTAGCGCGGTTTTTTGCGAGATTTTTTAACCGCTTAATACACTACGTAACCACAATAGTAGAGATCGATAGATGGTTCCGTTAGATACTTCATCTAATAGATAACAGAATCCCACAATAACAAATAAACATATGGCTAACATAACCCTGTTGAATACTGTTATCATCGTAATAGATACACTGATAAACTCATTACTAATACAGCTAATATAGCTGCCCAAGTCTCATGCGCAGACGAACGCTTCCATAATATCGTGGGTACCATCTGATGAACTCCTAACATAAACTAAACATCAATAAACTATCCATATATACTAGTGAACCGTAACGATACCATAATAATAATCCCGTTAAAATATATACTAATAGGATCAAATAATATATACGCATAAAATATTTATAACTTACGTAACCAAGGTAGCCATGCTCGCTCATGTAGATAATACAGCAGTATCTTGGTAAAGAACTCTACTGCACTTATAGTGACTGCTATGGATACTGTGCCAGTGACTACTAGACTTACTATAAACGTGTCAATGGTTCCAACTAATCGCCAACTGAAGGCCTTTAATAATAAGACTGTATGTTTGTTCATTAACTGAGTATATAATAGATTTTATAACAAAGTCAAGTAAATATTACTATGATGAAACGACTTATACTGCTACAAGATATCTACGATATGCGCAAACGTAAACAAGATGAACTTGACTTTTATCATAGAGAACTGGAAAAACTACAGATTAAAATGAATACTATACGTGTGGAGATGGATCTTACTAATCGTATTATAGATATGATAGAAGGTGAGAAGATCATAGATCTAAAGAAACTTATAGTGGATAGCGAGAAATGACGATGAAAACATTGGGTATATTTGGCGATAGTTACGCAGATACTTCACATGGTCATAAAGTGAGAGACCCATATGATCTATACATAGATAAGTCTTGGGTGAACATGCTTAAGAATGACTATATCGTTACTACACATGGTAAAAGTGGTAGCAGTATATACTACTCTTATAAACTGTTATTAGAACACTATACAAAATATGATAAGATAATATGGATAGTAACAGAACCTTGGAGAATACACGATAATGTTATAGATAAGAGACACGTGGCAGCAGGATTAGCTGGATGTGAACTAATGAGAAAAGATAACATAATCGCTAAGTTAGATCAGGAAGCAATGGATAAGTTTATAGCTATCGAACACTATTACAAATACTTGCAGAATGATACTATTGATTTAGATATAGCAAGACTTATGGTTGGAGAATCAAAAAGAGTTAAAGACGATATAGTACTGGTTCCGATGTGTCGTACAGATCTATTTAAAGGACAGATCTCACTGTGTGATTACTATAATGCACAGTTTGAAACACTGGCTTCAAAAAAAATACAGTGGAATGAAGTTATAGAGATTGGCTGCTATTGCCATCTAACAGAAGAATATAATCAGATACTATACGAGGAGATGATAAAAACTCTAGATAGGGGATCATGGAATCCCTTGTCTGTACCTCGTAAGAAACATGAACGTGGGTTTGAATGGTACTTTAAATCACGAGAGACCTAGTAGGCGCAGAACGTAAAAAAATTATCAAAAAAAATTACAGGGAAGTACTTACAGATTCATGGTGGTGATTTGCGCACCCCACTCGCAAAAAACGCTACGCTGCTAAAAAAAACTTAATAAAAACAAGTAGTTAAAGCCCCGGGTCCCCTAAGTGTTTGTTTTTGTTATGTTTTTTTGTTTAGTGCTAAGTGCTTGTAATTGCTAGTGTTGACACGCTATGCGCTTATGCTAATATGTATTTGTAAGCAGCGTTTAGCGCAGCACAGCACAGCAAAGCGCACTAGCGCATTGCATAGCTAGCTATTGCAAAGCAGCTTACATAGCACAGCGCAGCAGCGCAGCACAGTAAATGTTACTGTTGACACGCTGCTATAACGTGCTACTATGTAAATGTAAGCAGCGCACAGCGCAGCACACTGTTAACTAACACTGCATAGCGCAGTGTAACAAACGGAGCAACACTATGCATAACAACACTTACACTGTTGTGGGTATTAGCACACTTAATGCTGTTGTTAAAATGCGCTTTGCTAATAACATTGCGCAGCGTTATAAAGTACTTGCACGTAATAAGCACACTAATGTACAGCTTATTGAGTGCGCTGCTATGCATAAACTTGCTGCTGCACAGTATGCGCTTACGCAAGAGGAGTTTGCTAGTGAGCAAGCGCAAGCTGTTATTAAAGCTTATATTGCTAAAAACACTGTAGCGTAACACTTAAACACTAGCGCAGCGTTATGTTGCGCTAGTGTTACTTATAAGCGCAGTGTTTATATTGTGCTTATAAGTAACACTAGCAGTGGAGCATAGCAATGGACATATGCAACTGGGTTAACTCACGTAAAAAGAATGTAGATTACAGCAACGAGCTTACAGAGGCTAACCACGATGAGTTGGAACCTGTGCTAATGGAGCGCTTTGAGCGCTTGCTAGCGGCGGGCTACGAAGCAGACGACGTAGGTGGTGTTTGCATATACTACATGGCGGGCAAGCCCGTTGGCTTTTATGACTATGAGAACGGGTGGGGTTACATTAACAAGCGAGCTGTTAAGAGCGCTTAATACTTAAAAGGAGCTGTACGATGGAACAGGCACTAGTACACTTGCAAGCTGCACTAGCAGCATTAGAAGCACTAGAAGGTACGTTTGAGATTGGTGTTTGTATAGATAACATACTAGCAGTTATAGAAGACGTAGAGAGCATTGGCTAAACACTAGAGCAGCACTTAGGTGCTGCTTTTTTTTGTCTAGAGTTTAACCACCAATCAGTTTAGCTAGGCTCACTATGAACACAATCAGGAATACAGCACCAAACACGAAACCGATAAGCCAGGGCAAGATCAGCAAGAACAGATAGACTGCTACTAGACCTAAGCTGACTAGGACTAGTGCTGCACCAGCTGCTGGATTGAGCAGCATCGTGACAAAGGCTATGATCATGAATATCAGGAAAGCTGCGGCCAGTGAAGGGAACTGTTCGCAAGCGAAGTAGACCACAACGCCTACTATCAGCATAGGTAGCATCAGCGTTCCTCGATCGCAGCGATCAGCCTAGGATCAGCACCGCAGCGATCAAAAGTGATGCAAGCGGCCTTGAAGTCCTTGGCCACGATATCGATCACAGTCTGATCGTCCATGATAAACTTGAATCGTTTCATATCATCCTCCAAAGGGCACCAATGCCATATACTGCGATCAGGAACAGGTTAACCGCTACCTGATTCCATTGTCTAGTCCTAAGCCCCCAAAGGGCATAAACGATAGCACCCATGTTCAGAGCGTAGATGTTCAGCGGATCTATCTTGAGTGTGGTCAGCATCGCACCGAGGCACACAAAGAAGCAACCGATCCAACCTAGGTATCTATTGATCATCATCAGTCTTTCAGTTACGTTCGCGGTAGCAAACTTCTTGATCGCCCAAATACCTATTGAATCGATCGTATACAGGTTCCAATCGGCATTCAGTGTGCCAAGCGGGGTAATAGTGATTGTAACCATAACCAAGGGCACCGCCGAGGAGTAGACCACCGATCAGGGGAGCAGCGTATCCATAACCTCGACCTTGATGACCATAGCTCCTGTGGCGATAGTCTGCCTGTGCTGTAGTTGTCACTGCTACTAGTAGGGCTGCTGCTGTCAGT